TTATAAACCTTCTGGACGTGCGCGCCGCGCAGAGCTTGCAGCTCGATAGCGCCGATCTGAGGCTTGATGTAATTCTTTATACAAGCCTGATAGTGGAGGTATGTTGTCGGTTTGATCTTATTGGCGGCAAAGGTATCGAGCCATTCGTCAAGCCATTGCGCGACTGTCGTTTTTTGCGGTGTCAGATATGTACCGCGGTCGATTTCACGGAGAATGGCCGTCATCTGCTTGCGCACGGCGGCTTGCGTCTCACCGTAGATGCTGCGGCGGATCGGCTTTCCTGTGCCTGGGTCATTGCCGACGGTCACGCGCGCTTCCCATCGACCGTCAGGACGCTGCCGGATGCTGCCTGCGCCCGACGCGGCGCGCGTATTTGCTTTTCTTGGCATTGCTTTTTCCTCCTGCATTTGTTATGATTGGAGGGCAGTAGGCTTTCCGTTTGCTGCCCCTTATAACCGTCCTCGGTGCTGCAACACCGAGGGCGGTTTTTTACTTTTGTGTGCCTCGCTTGATCTTCTCAGCGGCATTGACGCCTTTGACAAATTTTTCGGCGCGTTTGACGGTGTTGCGCCCAATGTTATGCTCTTTTGCAATGGTTTCAGCTGTATCGCCTTTAATCAAAAGCCCATTTTGGGCCTTTGATTTTCTATCTCCGCCTACAGTCATTTTCTGCGCCTCGTACTGCCGACCGATCAAGTATGTCTTCTGTGCGCCTATTAGATTATTTACTCCATAGTTAAATGTTTATTTTTTGATTTTCTTTTTTTGAAAGAGTTCAACCAAGTTATGTATTGCGCCTCAATCTTAGGATCACTCTTTAATTTCTCTCGCCACTCTGCAGCCTCATTTGTGAACGCAAACAATGCTTGCTGCGCCTGGCCTTGTGTTGACGGCGGAGCTTCTTTTGCACGTCTTGCCATCATGGTATAGATGCTATGATAAATCCGTGCGGTTTCATTTCCCTTTTCTCGCAAAAGTTGCTTTTTATATTTTGCAGCTTGTTTGCAATTCATGTTGGGATATTCTTTACTACGGCGAATGCAATACTTTTCGTCAGCTTTTTTGGGAATAAACAGCTTTCCGCAATTTGCACAACGCTTTATTGTATAGCCATTTGTTGCGAGATAATGTAATTCAGCAACACATAATTGTTCAATAACCTCGCGAGTTAAACCACGAACAAAAAAACAACGATATAGATCACAAGTGATCTCTTTCCCGTTGTCATTCTGTTTAGCAATTCCGTGAAATGGAACTTCAAATCCATAAGAAATAACAATGTCTTCAAACATCTTCAAATCTAATGCTTTGTCACCTTTAATTTTTTCATCAAAGATTCTTTGGAACATTGATTGACACATTTTGGCAGCAGGTAAATTTACATCATATTTAAATTCTTCTGCGCCCCAATAAACATGATTTACTTCGGGCGAATCTTTTCCAAAGTCATCATAACTAATTTCTAAGTCGGAGATAAATGATAATAACGGATATCCGAGTTCAACAATTTTATATGATTTTTTCTCGGCCACACTTATTAAACACTCTTTATCGTAGCCACGCCAAAACTGTAATGTAATCATCTAATCCCCTACAAAGTTGATTCCCTTGTTATATAAAAAACGAGAAATAAACAAATAAACACAAAATTGCTTTCTTTCTAGTATTATATACTCAGAAAGCAACGATGTCAAGTTTGTTGTTGCTGTCATTACAGTATGGGGGTGAAATAAATGAGCAATGAAGCACTCCGGCGATTTGCTGCTGGGAACGGTGTGAAGCTCTGGCAGGTGGCCGAAGCACTCGGAATCGCAGATACCAGCCTTTCGCGAAAGATGCGGAAGGAGCTACCGCCAGACGAAAAAGAAAGAATCGTCAGAATCATTCGAGAGCTTTCGCAGGAGGTGGTTTGATGGCGACGCTTGAACCTATCGCGGTCACAGAGAAACAAAAAATCTTTGAAATCATTCGGGAAATTTCTGCTGAGATGTAAGGGGTTAACGGCTCTTTATATTTAGATAATGTGTTGTCATTGTGTAAAATCCCGTGCTATGTTGTTTGGTACAGACAGGAGGCGATTTTTGTGGGACTTGAAACAGAGAAACTTTTTTTGCGTCCGTCTAAGGCCGCACAGCTTGTGGACACAAGCAGGCAAACGCTCTACGCTTGGATGCGGCTGCCGGGATTCCCTGTATACCGGATTGGGGGCAGCACTCTTATCGCTGCCGATGAGCTTGTCGAGTGGATCAAGACACAGGGGCGGTGAGCGGGTGACATATCTCGATCTTTTGAACTCGTTCCATCAATGGCAGAAGAGCAATTATCTGCCAGGAAATGCAAGGCTACTCTATTACGGGTTACTTGCCGTTTTCAATGAAGCGCGATGGCCGGAGCAGGTACAGATCGATAACTTCCGGCTCATGTCTATGCTCGACACGCGAACGGAGAGGGTAGCAATCGCGGCGAGGGATAGCCTTGTTGCTGCTGGCCTAATTGAATATAGCCGGGGAAAAAAGCGTTCTCCAAACACTTATCGGCTAAAATATACCCCTCAAAAAGTCAGTGAAAATGGCAATGAATCAGGCAGTGTTTTTGACAGTGAAACGGTAAGTACATCGAGCAGTGTATCAGTATCGAAAACAGTCAGTCATATAAAAGAAAAAGATAAAGATGTTTCTTTTGTTCCGCCTCCCGCCGGAACGAAGAGATCGAAGAAGGTTTTTGAGCACGACTCTCTTCCATATCGCGCTGCGCGCTGGCTCGCGGATCAGATTGAAGGTCGCTTACCAAACTGCACGGCGCATTCAGAAACGACCTTGCAGAATTGGGCGGCGGACTTCGACAAGTGCCATCGACTGGATGGGCACAGCTGGGAGGACATCGATAAGGTTTTACAGTTTTCACAGTTTGATTCGTTCTGGCAAAGCAACATCCTGTCAGGGGGCAAATTCAGAAAACAATACACGCAGCTCCTGGCAAAAATGGGGGGTGGCGGCACGTGATGCAGGACACTTCTTCTCTTGAATATTCCTTGACTGCGACGGTCTGTCTTGAATCGCAGCAGGTCTTGAAACTTCGGCAGCTTGTGAGCACGGACGATTTTTCCATTCCGGCCTGCGCTACAGTTTTTGGCGCTGCGGACAGCGCTGTATCACGGGGCAAAGCGTTTGATGCGAACATCGCCGCTGACGGTCTTCGCGGGCTTGTGGATGCCCCTCGTAAGTTCCTCGCCGAGTGCATCGACGTGACGCCTACCGTGGCACACGCGGAGGAATATGCCCGCCTGTTACATACCAGAGCCGCGGAGAAGCGGCTAAGAGATGGTGTGCTTGCGGCACTCGATGAAGGGAATCCGGCAACAGCGATTGCCGAACTCTGCAAGGCGTTTCTCCTTGACAATGCAGGCGGACGACTGAAAAGCGTCTCGCAGGCCCTTACAGAGACCTTGCAGAGCCTTTCAGTGCAGGAGCAGGCCCGTATCGATACGGGATTCCCAAAATTGGATAGCATTTTGAAGGGGTTCGAGGGGGGACAGCTCATCATCGTCGGTGCTCGCCCAGGGGTCGGCAAGTCTGCTTTTCTGCTCGACCTTGCAGAAAGTGCAGCTCGAGCCGGAAACGAGACGCTTTTCGTCTCGCTGGAAATGAATGCTTCCGAGTTGACCGAGCGCTTGCTTGTGCGCCGCAGTATGGCGACGATGGATGAACTGATTGACCGCGATTTGACTGATGAGCTATGGGACGATATCGCGGCGGCGTCTAACCGCCTTGAACGTCTTCCTCTTCATTTTTGGGACAGGCCCGCGGCAACAGTGAGTAAAGTTCGAGGTGCAGCGGCGACCATTCAAAACCTGCGATTGATCGTCATCGACTATCTCGGCCTGATGCAGGCCGAGCGCCGTGCGGACAGCCGAAATCTCGAGCTTGGACAGATTAGCCGCGACTTGAAAAACCTTGCGTCTGAACTACAGATCCCCATCATTGCGGCGGCACAGCTTAACCGTGGTGTCAACGACACAGACCGCCCGACCCTGCTTTCTTTGCGCGATAGCGGAGAGTTGGAGCAGAACGGCTCGAAGGTGCTGTTTCTCTGGCGCGTCGATGAATTCGGCACGGTTGGGGTTTCTGTTGCGAAAAACCGCCGCGGGCGGCAGGGTGTTGTGCAGATGAGCTTTGACGGTGCGCATCAAAAGTTTACTGAACTCTCGGAGCCGTATCGTGAGCCAGAGAAAAAACGCCGCGGCGGATTTTTGGAGGTTGGCACATGAATTTCAAAATCGCAACCAACATCTTAACGGCAACCAAACCGGCACGCCGGAAACGTGAGCGTTACCGGCAGCGTGACGAGATGCAGCACCGTGTAATTCCGCTTTTGCCTGCTGATGATCGAGACAAGTTTGAGCGGGCAATGAACCGTCATTTTCGATTATAAAAAAGACCCTCCCCAAACGGGGAGAGCGCCTCTTGTGGTGAATCTGATTTGTCGATTCTGATTTTACCACAGGAGGAGCGGATATGCAAGCAAAACCACTTGACACACAGGATAAGCGAACAAGCGAAATTGCAGCAGCGGTACAGGCTGGCAAGGCGGACATTCTAAGCCTTTGGGCGGCGGTTGAACGCTTCGCGTGGCAGCAGACCTTGAGGTGGGTGCGGGCAATGGAAGGTCGTGCAGGTGTCGAGGAAAGCGACCTCCTGCAAGTGGCGTCTATCGCTCTCATGGACACGCTGCCGACATGGGATGTGAACAAGGGTGAATTTCTCACGCTGTACGGCATTAAGCTCAAGGCGGAGTTCACAGAAGCCTGCGGGCAGCGAACACAGCGGACGCGATGTGACCCCATCAACACTGTTTGCCGGTCGATGGACGAGCCGATAGGCGACGAGGACAGCGACCTGACGCTTGGTGACACAATCTCAGATGAAGCAGCAGAAGAGGCCTTTGAGGACGTCGAACAACGGGATTTTCAACAGGCTGTGCAAGCGGCACTTGCACAACTGACAAATGCCGAGCGCGATGCGATCATCAGCGAGTTTTGGCTTGGTCAAAAGCCTGATGCAAGGGCGCGGCGGGAAGCAATACGAGCCCTGCGGCACCCGCGTATTCGAAAGCCGTTAGTGGAATTTTACCGTTGAAAGAACGATGCAACGTCAGAAAAAACAAAGCCGGAAAGGGGGCTTTTCAAACTTTGTCAAAGAAAATCAGAGATGAGACCATTATTGAAGCGCTGCTGATCTCCGCGACAGTGCGGAGCGCGGCGGCAAAGCTCGAGATCAACGAGCAGACGATCTATCGCCGAAAACGTGACGCGGAGTTTATGCAGAAGTATAACGAGGCACGGCGCGAGCGAACCGAAGCGGCGCGTAACGTGCTGCAGGAGCGGGCGCACGCCGCGGCGGATACGCTGGCAACGATCATGCAGGATGCAGACGCGCCCGCACAGACCCGCGTGAGTGCCGCGGCAGAGATTTTACGGCAGACGGTGAAGTACACGGAGATCACAGACATCATGCAGCAGCTTGACGAGCTTGAAGCATGGCGAAGGGAGCAGGAACAGCGATGAAGAAAAATTTTGATATCCGCCTTGCGGCGCTGCGGGAATATCTCAAATCGCTGTCAGCCGATGAGACGGTCTTCATCGTCGAGGGCGGCGGTGAGTTCCGCACGGCAGAAGATGCGTTTACGTATTTGCGTAAGTATGGCGCGGTGACGCCGGACGGCAAACGCATTGTGCTGTATCCCCATCCTGTCGAGGGCGTTGACCCGTTAAGCCTGTCGCTCTATCAGATGATTGATGAAGCAATCGAGCAAGGTAAGTTGGAACTGCCGGAATTGGAGAGTGACGAGATTGGAGGTAAAGCCCTTGAATAACGGAATTAAAGCCCGCCTTGCCTCTTTACAGGCGATTGCAGCGCAGGAGAAAACCGGCGCAGCAATTATGACATTGCTTGAAAATGGCGCATGGGCGGCTTGTAGAGCGCCGCAA